GCGGGACTGGAACGCGGGCAAGATCCAGTTCCTGGCCTGCCACCCCGCCAGCGCCGGCCATGGCCTGAACCTGCAAGAGGGCAACGCCTGGCACATGTGCTGGTTCGGCCCGATCTGGGACCTGGAGCTGTGGGACCAGTTCATCCGGCGCCTGAAGCGTTCAGGTAACACTGCGAGCCGCATCATGAGACACATTCTCGTCGTGCGGAGTTCCATAGACGAACTTAAGTTGCAAGCTGTCGCTGAAAAGGATACAAGCCAGACACGCCTTAAGAGTGCGCTGGCGACAGTCCTCTCTGGTGAAGAGACCAAATTCAGGAGCTCAGACATGGTGATGAAGTTGCAACGCGCTGGCGCCGCGGCGTCCGCTGCTACCCCGGCCACTGAAGAACGCCGGGTCCCCTCCGGCTGGGGCAAGCCCGCCGGGGAAGCGCCCACTCAAGAACAGGCCCAGACCGCCGTCAACGCCGCCGGATCGGCCGAGGCCGAGACCCGCAAGGCTCCGGCCGGCTGGGGCAAGCCCGGCGGGTCCGCCCCCAGCGCCGCGCAGGAGCAGCGCGAGGAGATCTGCGACAAGATCAATCCGGAGGTCGAGGCGGACGCCGACGCCACCGGCGGGTTCAGCGCCGAGGTGATCGCCCTGCGCGGCCAGGTCGAGGGCGGCGAAGCCCCGTTCGAGGGCGGCCAGGAGGCCACCCAGGCCGACCCGACCGCCCCCAAGGCCACCCGCAGCCGCGCGCCCAGGGCGTCCAACGACGACACCGCGCTGCAGGAGCTGCGCCACGAGCTCAGCGCCGTCCGTGCGGAGCTGGCCCTAGTTCATGCCAACCAGGGCGTGAACCAGGGCCTGTCCGCCGAAGCGCAAGCGGAGAGCGCAGAACGTGACAAGGCCTATGCGCTCAGCAACCTGCTCCAAGGGGCCAAGGCTGCGGCGGAAGCCATCGCCGCCCTGAGCAACGTCAACGAAGACGCCGCGCAGGAGGCCTACACGCTGTTGTTCGGCGCGATTGAGCAGCAGGTGGCGGCCTTGGGCCTCGCCGAGGCCGCGTAGCGCCACCCAACAGAGTTACCTTGACACTGAGAAGGCCCGGGGGCACTGTTCCCGGGCCTTTAGTGTGACCTGATGACACCTCCCACAACCCTTCTCGGCCGCGTGCTCTACTTCCTGAATGTCCTCGGGGACACTCAACCGCTGTGCCTCGACTGGACGAAGGTGGGTCTCGCCATGTCCACGCTGTTCACCGCAATAACCGGCGCGATCTCCACTGTGCAGGCTGTCGTGGGCGGCGTCGCCCACACCGAATGGGGCCTCTTCGCTTCGGCGGTCGGGCTGCATGGGCTGTCGCACGGAGTGGCGCGGTTCAAACGCTACCAGGAGTCCTGACATGCCCACGCTCGCGCTGTCCGCCCTTAGCTTCGTCACCAAGAACTGGAAGCTGTTCGCCATCGGCGCCGCGGCCCTGGTCGTGGTCGCCTGGGTGGCGGGGACGCGGCTTGAGATCTCGCACCTGAAAAAGGTCGTGGCCGCGGACAAGGCGGCCTATGCGCAGCTCGTCACCGCCAACCAGACTGAGCACGCCACCGTGCTGCAGGTGTCGGCCGAGCTCACCAGCGAACACGCCACCTGCACCGCCGCCTCGGCTGCGGCCGACGCCAACCTCTTGATCGCCAAGCAGGCCGCCGCCAAGGCGCAGGCCCGCACCGTGCAATATGGGAGCCTCCAAGATGCAATCAAAAATGCCCCTCCGAGCGCTGACGGTCCTGTCAGCTCTGTGCTGCGCAGCAGCGTTGACGGCTTGTGGAACGACGGCAGCGACCGTTGACCACGTCGTCTATCGGGACCACCTGGTGCCGATCACGCCGGACCCGTCCCTGCGTACCTGCCAGGGCCGGCCGGCCAAGCCCGACCTGAGCGGCCCGCAGGCTGACCGCGTGCTGGCCGACACCCTGGTGGCCGAGGACGCCGCGCGCGCTGACTGCGCCGGCAAGCTGTCCGCCACCTGGCAGTCGATCGACCAGGCCAACGCCGCGGCCGCAGCGGCCAACGCACCCGCCACGCCTCCGGCCAAGCCCGGCAACTAAGCTGCCGACACGCCGCGCGTAATGAAGCCCCGCTAGGTCCGCCTGGCGGGGCTTTTCTTTGCCCAGGCGCTGCCCGTGGGCAAATTCGTGGGCAAAATAGCGGTATCCCACAGACACCCACAGTAACGAACCTGAGCAAAATCAACGGCCGGTTTCCTGTCGGCGCCTGTCGAAACCCGCTTCCGCAGGTTCAAATCCTGCCACTCCGACCATTTTCCCGCTAGAAATCAGCTACTTGGCGCTGCCCGTGGACAAATCGTGGGCAAATTCGCCGTCGAGCGCCGCGGCGAGCTTGCGCGCCTCGCGCCCTTTGTCGGCCTGGTCGATCCACTTCGCGTAGCGACTCAGGAGCATGACCATGGTCTTGTGGCCCATCTGGCGGGCGATATAGGCGGGGTTGACGCCGGCCATCAGCGCCAGCGTCGCGTAGGTGTGCCGGCACTGGTAGGCGTCGCGGCTCCTGATCCCCAGGCGGCGCAGCGCGGGGTGGAAGTAGGTCACGCGCTGGTACTGGTCGTTCGTCCAGGGCTCCCCGGTGGCCGGGTGGCAGAACACCGGCGTGGCGTCGCCCTTCATGAACGTGAACGGCTTCATCGCCTTCAGGGCGGCCACGGCGCGCGGCGTCAGGTCCACGTCGCGGACGGTGTGGGTCTTGGTGTCCTTCTCCTGGCCCCGGGTCTTGGCCTTGGACACCCTGGCGGTGCCGGCGTTCCAGTCGATGTCGCCCCAGGTCAGGACGATCATCTCGCTGGGCCGCATCCCGGTGGCGAAGGCGAACTCGAAATAGGCCCAGGCCGGGACCGGTGCCCGGTCTCGGAGGTCGCAGAGGATCTTCTCGCGCTCCTCGATCGTGAAGGGGTCAGGCTGCGGGCTCTGGTGCAGCAGGTTCTTGATCTTCGCCGCGGGCGACGCCTCCAGAAGGTCGTCAGCCCCGGCCGCCTCGAACACGGCACGCAGCGGAATCAGGTCGTTGTTGATGGTCTTGGCCGAGACCTTGCGCACCGCCGGCCGGATCTCCTTGCCCGCGGCGTCGAGCTCGGCCGGCGCGCCGTTGCGGCGCTTGGCCACGATGGCCTGGATGTCCGTGCGGCGGATATCGAGCAGCTTCAGGTCGCCTAGGTGCGGCTTCCAGACGTTGTCGATGCTCGACGTGTAGGTTTTCTTAGTGCTGTGCTCGATCGTCAGCGTCTCAAGCCACTGGGTTGCGAACGCGGCGAAGGTCGAGCCATCATGGACAAGGCCGGCGCCGCGGCCGCTGGGGAAGTGGCGCGCGTAGTCGAAGACGCCGGCCGAGATCTCCTGCTTGATCTGCGCCACCAGGCGCTCAGCGGCCTTGATATTGGCCGCCGTGGGCCGCAGCCCTAGGGTCTCGCGCCAGCGCTTGCCCTGCCACTGGAAGCTGAGGCGGATGGTCTCGGCAAGGGGTTCAACCCCTGTGCCTGGTCGCCCTCTACCCATCGCTCGTATGCCTCCAGGTCCATGAAGATGCGGCTGTCAGGGCCCTTCTTATAGTGGACCCCCTGCAGGAACACACCTTCGCTGATCTTGCAGCGAACGGCCTTCTCGGTGTAGCCGGTCAGCTCCGCGAATCGGTTGATCAGGACCCAGCGCATCACGCAGCCCTCCGGAGAGCCGTCAGGAGTTGGGCGCCCAGGTGGCGCGTATAGGCGGGCGGGATGGCCTCGGACGCCTCGCGGGCGGTCATCCACCCGGTCCCGAGGGCGCGGTTCATCACCTCCCGGTGCGTCTCCGGCCAGCGCTGCGGGCGGCCGCGCTCGGCGCCGCTCCTGATCCGCGCATGGTCGCCATAGACCCCCACGACGGGCGCGCCGCTGTGCTGGCAGTCGCAGGGCGCGCTGATGGGCACGTTGGAGATGAACAGGCGGTGGCGCTGCAGCTCGCAGCCATGCGCGCCCAGGCCGAACATCGTCCCACACAGCAGGGTGGCGTCCGGCATGTCGCAGGCCGCGCCTACGACGTTCTCTATGATCCAGGGGCGGCCCGTGGCCTCACACCACTCGCGGGCCTCTGGGATCAGCCGCGGCGCGCCTACCTGGCCCGGGGCCACCATCTCCGTGTAGCCCTGGCACATGGGGCTCAGATGGAAGGCGTCGAACTGGCGGCCCATCTGGACAGGGTCTAGCGCCAGCACGTTGGCCTGAAGGAATGGGTAGGGGTAGCGCGGCTGCGGCTCTAGATCCACGCCGTAGACGTCGAAGCCGGCCAGGGCGTACCCGTGGCCGGCTCCTCCGGCGCAGCAGAACCCGTCAAAGAGCCTAGGGCGGCTCAAGCGGCCTGCAGGAAGCGGGCGCGCTCCTGCTCCCGCCGGGTCTCAAGACCGTCGAGCACCTGGCCGGCCTGGTGGTCCCAGGCCAGCAGATCATTGGCGGCCGCGGTGTAGTCGGCCGCGTCCAGCTGCTTGAGCAGCGTGGAGGTGAAGAACGCCGGGGCGCCGATGTTGTAGACGAAGCTTACCAGCGCATCGAACTGGGGCTGCGTCAGGGGCACGGTGACAGCCCGGTTGACCGCCTCCACCGCCCAGGCCACGTCGGCCGTCAGGAAGTCGTCGGCCTGGGCCAGGGTGCAGGTGTCGCCCGGCTGGACGCCCTTGGTGTGCCCGTAGCCGATCGTCCAGACGTCGCGCTTGGTGGGGCGGAAGGCTGTCGGCCTGAACTGTTCCCGGGACTTTAGGTAGTCCCACAGCCATTGCGACGGCTGCATGGCGCTAGTCATCGTCATCTCCGAGGCGGTTAAGGAGCGGGCCCACGTAGAGGGCCAGCAGCGAGCCGCCGACGATCCACCCCGCTATCAGGACGACAGTGGCTGTCAGCGACATGGCTCAGATCTCGCCCAGGGCGGCGAGGTAGGTGTCGAGGAGCGCTTCCTCCTCCAGGCGCTTGGCCCGATCCATCGCGCGGATGCGGATGGCCTTGCGCAGCGTCTTCACGTCGAAGCCGTTGCCCTTGGCCTCGGCGAACACCTCTTTGATGTCGTCCTTGATGCCGCCGGCCTCTTCGAGCAGCCGCTCGACACGCTCAACGATGCTGACAAGCTGCGTTTGGGAGTTGTTGCCCAGCTGCTCGCCGAGCGATTGTTCTTCCGACATAGCGGTCTCCTAGCGGTGGAAAAATCCGTGGACGATCGTGCGGAACAGCCGATCCTTGAACTGCTGCTCACGCGGCAGTTGATCGAAGGGCACGATGCAGGGGTGCGTCTTGGCGTCGGGGTCTTTGACATCGCCGTAGACCCAGCCAGCGGCGATCTTCTCGGCCATCCAGTTGTCGTGTGAGCCGCTGTCCCCTGCGTCAGGATTGGCGAGGTGAAACAGCACGCCGTTGGTGGCGCTCTCACGCTGCCACGCTGGCGCATCGTCCCAAGGCAACTGGGACGTGTCGCCCAGATGCTCGCAGTAGGCCCGGTTGGCCTCGTGGCAGATCTTGGCGACCCCCACGATAAGGCTGTGGTGGAGCATGGTGGCCTCCTAGGCGTCGCGCAGGTTCACGGTGCGGATATCGACCGCGCCGCGCTTGGGGTGGTGGAAGACGAGGGTCTGCAGGGGGTCCTGCGGCCGCATCCGGTTCGACTTGGCGAACTCGGAGTAGCCAGGCAGACAGCCGTTGCAGAGGACCCAGACGTAATAGAGGAAGGTGTGGAAGTGGCCCATGTCCACGCGGTCGATCACGCGGCCCAGGGCGGCCTGCTCCTGAATGACCTTCTGGGCGCCGCGCATGATGGTGGCGGCCGGCCCGACGAAGCCCTGACCGCCCCGCGAGCCGATGCGGTCGCCGTGGGTCAGCAGGATGTTCTTGTCGTAGATCGGGAACACGACGTCGTAGCCCGGCGCCGTCTGGAAGCTCACCCGCTTGTCGTTGCGGAACTCCCGCTGCAGCATGAGCGAAATCATCAGGTCGAAGCTGTGGGCGGCGGCGTTCTTGGTCCGCGGCTTGAACGTCGTGCGGTCGTGGTTGCCCGCCGCATCCGGCGACTTCACCTCGACGCGGCCGAACGCCTCGGCCAGCTTGCCGATGCCCGCGGCCTCCTGCTCGAACACCATCTGGACGGCCTGGATGGGCGTCAGGTCGTCGGTGTCGCGCAGCTCCTCGTGGATGCCGCCGGAGATGGCGTCGCCGCCGCGGGCGTAGATGATGCCCGGGTAGGACCAGCCCGTACCGCCGTGCCCGAAGCACAGGTCAATCGTGGTCTGGATGAGGTACTGGTAGCGGCTGCAGAACGTGGCGCTGTCATAGCCGTAGCCCGCCTCCGTCTCCTCGGCGCGGATCACCTCGCCGGCCTGGAAGTCGGACGTCAGCAGGTAGGGCATGTGCTCCGACTTGCCGCCGACGCGGGGCTTGGCGGTCCACGGCGCCGGCTCGAAGCTGGCGTTTGAGGCCCAGCGGAGGTCGCGAATCTGGTCCTGCAGGTGCGCGATCTCGCGCAGCGCGTCCTTCAGCTTGGCCCGAGCGAAGCGCTCCTCCTCCTGGGCCCGGGTGAGCTCGACGTCCTCGCCGATGGTGCGCTCAACCTTCTCGGCCTTCGGCACGCCTCCCTGATGCGTTGGCCAGGCCTTGAGGGTGCCTTCCGGTAGCTCGTCGCGAATGCGGCGCAGGCGGCTTTGCACCGTTTCTCGCGTCAACCCCAACGCCGCAGCCGTCTTGGACTGATTGCCTTCGGCCGCGTTGAAGGCCGCGGCTGTCTCGCGAAGCTGCGCCTCAGTAAGTCTCGCCATGGTCGTTAGTCTCCTCGCCCCGTCGCGGGGCACTGCGGCGATCCAGGTAGGTCATTACCTGTATCACGGCGCCACAGATGGCCGCCAATGAGGAGACTATGACAGCCAGTTCGCTGACGTGCAAGCCCCAGAGTGTCACCGCGCTAGTCGCTGAGGTGTACGTGGCGATGTGGGCGTTCGTGCTGAGGTTTTCTCTGATGGACACGGCTACTGCTCCACTGCGCTGGCAGCGGATTTACCGCCAACCACGCCGACTGACTGGGCCGCTTGGATGGCCAACTGACGCAGTTGAGCGTTGGTGGCGCCGGCCTTCCGTAGCAGGTTGACACCTTGCCCCACCATCTGGGGATCAGCAAGATACTGTGCAACCTTTTCTTGCACAGCAGGCGACATTCCCAGGCCCGTAATGACCTTCGCGCCGTGATAGAGCTGGTAGACGCCATGGGAGGCTGTCGCGGCGAGCGCGCGCAGGCCCGTGTTGAGATCCTTGCCGTCCTGGTCATCGGGCTGCGGCGTGCGCTTGGCGAACGGCCGCAGGTTGTCCGCCGCGGCGGACTCGGACTGGCCCAGGCGGCGGAAAGCATCGGCCACGGGCTGGCCAAAGGTGGTCTGCAGCTTGGCGTGCAGGCTGTCGTCGGTCGCGAACCGCTGCGCCAGGCTGGTGGCGCCGCCCGGCGTGGCGGCCTCGTCGGCCAGCTTCGACCGCGCCCCAGAGGCCATGCCGGCCTGGAAGTTGGGGTTCGCGTTGGGCTTGCTGCCCGCCTCCGCCTCGAAGTTGTCGGCCGTCTGACTGCCGAGCACGGTCTCGCCGTGCGCCGCGCCCGCCGCGCGCTGGGCGCCCGCGGTGTAGTTCGCATTGGCCTGGGCGAGCGCGGCGTTGGCCTCGTCGTTGCCCGGGCTGGCGAGGATATCCGAGAGGTCTTCCCGCGCGGAGGCGATGGCCGGCGAATAGCTGGACCCCGCGCCCTGGGCCGCGCTGAGCTTCGAGTGGAGCATCTGGGCGTCCTGGCCGGTCAGCCGGCCGTTCTGCAGATCCGCGACGATGCGCACGCGATCAGCCGTCTTCAGCCCGGCGAGCGGGACCACCTGGGACGCCAAATGGTCTGACGGCGAGACGCCGCCCAGGGCTTCGCTCTCCTCGGTGGGGATGGCGAAGTCGTGCTGCCGCGCCGCGCCGTAGTCCTGGTCGCCGGCCGCGGTCGTCGCGTTCTGCACCTGGCCGGAGCTCTGCACGGCCGGCGCGCCCTGGCTGGTCGGCGGCGTGGTGCTCTGCTGGACGAAGTCCTGCATGTTGTCGCTGCGGGCCCGGGCCGCATCCTCGGCGGCCTGGGTCAGGGTCGTGCTGATCGAAGTGGAGTCCTTGGCGGCGTTGGCGATCTCGCCGCGCTGCTTCAGCGTGGCCAGCTCGGCCATGGACGGCGCGCGCCCCGTGTTGTCGGTGAACGTCTTCCACGCCGCCTGAAGGTCGGCCGGGTTCTCGCCGAACACCTTGGCCAGGGCCTGAGCGGTTTTGCCCGCGAGCGGGGCGAAAGCCTTGGCAGCGGCGGGAGCCACGACGCCCACGGCGGCGCCCAGCGGAGCGCCCACGGCGGCGCCGACTGCAGCGCCCTGGGCAGCGGCGGCCGGAGCCTGCGCCGGATGGCCGCCGGCCAGCTGCTCACCACCACTCTGCGCCGCGCCTTGGGCGCCGCC